GAGAGTAATATGAATATGTTCAAGCGTCTGTGGAACACACTGTTCTACACCTTTGCTTCTGATGAAGCCTATTACAAAAAGCATCGTGTCGAAGACACACCTAGGGGTCGCGTGCTGGCAGTCGTTCAGATCGACGAGCCTGTCGCGAAGCTTATGCCGTATGAGGGCCGCACAGCCCTTACCGTTAACGGCAATGTCATCAAGACATACGCACGTCGTAGTGACGCCATTCGAGGCGCACAACGTCAGGGTCTCAAGGTAGCCGCCTAATGGACCCTAGCACTATCCCTGAGGACATCTACGCCTTATTGGCGGATGATAACGACCACGAGGTTTCAGAAGAGAATGTCGCATGGGCCGGAGAGGTTTTCAAAGACTTACTGCGGGCACGTCTTCGGAAGCGTAAAGAAAAGAAAGGCGAAGAAGTTCTCAGGTTTAGTGCGCTTGGCAAGAAAGACAGGCAGATTTGGTATCAGGCTAACATGCCTGAGGCCGCCGAAAAGATGCCCGGCAAGCAGAACTTCAAGTTCCTCTACGGGGACGTAATCGAAGTTCTCTTGCTGTTCTTGGCCAAGGAAGCCGGACATAGCGTTGAGAACACGCAGCTAGGAGTTGAATGTGACGGAGTCCAAGGATCAATCGACGCCGACATCGACGGCGTTCTCACGGACGTTAAGAGCGCATCGAGCTTTTCTTATGAGAAGTTCAAGTCGGGGAGTTATCTCTTCGATGACCCATTTGGATACGTATCTCAACTCTCTGCATACGCTAATTCACTACAGAGGGACAGGGCGGGTTTTCTCGTTGCCGACAAAGTTCACGGAGACATCTGCTTCGTCGAATTTGACAAGGCGTATATAGATGGTAACCCACCCGGACCTCGCATCGCACACCTACGGGAAGTCATTAATCATGCCGCACCCCCTAGCCGTTGCTATCCTGCGGTTCCAGAAGGAAAGTCAGGAAATCTCAAGCTCGGCATCGGATGCTCATATTGTCCGTTCAAAGACGAGTGTTGGAAAGACGCCAACGGAGGGCATGGACTTCGGAAGTTCTTTTACTCCCGAGGGCCCGTCTGGCTTACTCACGTCGCGCGGGAACCTAAGGTAGACGAAAGTTAATGGGTAACGTAGAGCAAGCCCGAGAGGGCCATCTACGACGCACATACGGAATTACCTCAGAGCAATATCAACAACTGTTCGACAAGCAAGATGGCCGCTGCGCCGTCTGCCAAAAGCACCAAGACGAACTCACGGTCAAGCTTGCTGTCGATCACAACCACAAGACCCTTGAAATCCGAGGGCTTCTCTGCTCCACTTGTAACCACCGCGTCGTAGGACGCCACACCGATGCCGCTCTGGTCCGCCGCATGGCCGACTATCTAGACCAAGGCACGGGTTGGTTCACTCCCCCAAAAAAGAGGCGTGTCAAACGTCCCAGAAAGAAGTAACATGGCATATGTCATTCCAGATCAGAAAATCCTTCTTCTCGATATTGAAACCAAGCCAGCGCAAGCCTACATCTGGCGAGCCTATGGCGAACAGAACGTCAGCCCCGATCAGGTAATCGACGGCGGTGGCGTCATCTGCGTCGGAGCCAAGTGGCTCGGCGACAAGATCACCTACCTCTATAGCGATTGGGAGCATGGCCATCAAGGTATGCTCGAAGCAATCCACGCCATGATGTCGTATGCCGACGCCGTAGTTACTTACAACGGCGACCGCTTCGACCTCCCGAAGTTGCAGGGGGAGTTCCTCCTTGCAGGACTCACGCCGACTCCCCCTGTGACTAGCATCGACTGTATCAAAGCCGTTCGCAAGTTCGGGTTCTTCATGAACAAGCTACAGTATATCGGGCCGTTGCTCGACCTTGGGTCAAAGCAAGAGACAGGCGGCTTCACCCTTTGGACAAAGGTAATGGCAGGTGATGAAAAAGCCCAGAACAAGATGGCCGAGTATTGCGTCCAAGACGTTGTCCTTCTCGAAAAGCTGTATCTTCGTATCCGTCCTTTCATCCGCAATCACCCTCATATGGGCAAGGTTGGGGCTCATGAATGCGGCGCTTGCGGTAGCCATCATGTACAGTCTCGCGGTACTCGTAGAACCCGTGCTTATAAAATTCAGCGACTACAGTGTCAAGCCTGCGGATCATGGCAGGACGGAGTAAGAAAGAAAGTCTAATGGACGACGAAACCAAGAACCGACTGGCAGATTACTTTACGGCTGCTGAACTAATTGAATACCTAGAGGGCGTCGGTCTTGTAGATGTCGATACCATTCTCGATGTATTCGAGGAAGAAGTAAAAGACGAGTTAGACGAACTCGAAGAACTCATGGAGGTTCGGCGTGGGCAGTAACGATGTCTAGAAATTGTTGAGGAGAATGTGAGTGGCAAAGCTCTATCTAATCGGAAGTCTAAGAAACGAAAGAATTCCAAAGCTCGCTGCGAGTTTGAGGTCGAAGCTGACGGATGTTGAGGTATTTGATGATTGGTATGCGGCTGGCCCAGAGGCGGATGACTTCTGGAAATCCTACGAGCAAGACCGAGGCAGAAGCTATGAAGAAGCTTTGCAAGGTCATGCTGCAAGGCATGTGTTTGATTTTGATAAGCACCATCTTGATACTAGCACTCATGCTCTCCTAGTCTTGCCCGCGGGTAAGTCAGGACATATGGAGTTGATGTATGCAGCCTACGGCGCTAAGATCAACGCAGCCATTCTGCTAGACCCCGAAGATGTCCGTTGGGACGTCATGTATCAATTCATCCCGACAATTCTTAGGAGAGAAGAAGATGTCCAAGACTGGATCACCAGCACTCAAGTTCGACCAAGAAAAGCCCCGTATGGAATTGCTTCCGACGAAGCCATTGCTAGGAGTTTCTCGGGTCCTGACTTTTGGCGCCAAGAAATATGCCGCACATAACTGGCGAGCGGGGTTCGACTACAGCCGTCTAATTGGTGCGGCCCTCCGACATATCACGGCTTTTAACGACGGCGAAGACCTCGATCCAGAAAGCGGCGAGAGCCACATCGACCACGCCCTGTGTACGCTGATGTTCCTGTCTGAACAGGTTCACGCCAAGACAGGCACAGACGACAGGTACAAAGCGTAATGCCTTATATACAAGCAACTCAACGATATGAACTTGATGAAGAAGGTGGCTACCCCTGCACAGCGGGTGAGTTGAATTATCTTTTTACGCAGACCGCCGTCAAGTATTTTGAGGCCAACGGCAAAAGCTACCAAACTTTCAACGACGTCATTGGCGCCCTTGAAGGCTGCAAGCTAGAGTTTTACCGACGGCTTGTCGCCCCCTACGAAGACACCAAGATTGGAGAGAATGGCGATGTCTACTAAGAAGGTTTACATAGCAGGGCCCATGTCGGGCTACCCCGAATTTAACTTCCCGGCTTTCTTTGCGGCGGAGGATAAGTTAGCGGCTGACGGATACCATGTATTCAATCCCGCCAACAAGGATGTTGAAAAGACTATCGACACCGAGTCTTACGCCACCGGCGATAACGTCTTGCTTATTGAGAAGGGCTTTGATTTCAAGGAAGCCTACCTCTGGGATGTCACCAAGGTAATCGAAAGCGACGCCATTTACATGCTGAATGGTTGGGAACGCTCGCCGGGCGCGTGTGGCGAACATGCCGTGGCTATTGCCATCCAGAAGCACTACCCTGAGTATCGGATTATGTATGAGTGACGCTGAACCGGAAACCCCGGAAATCTACTACTTCATAGAAAAAGCCACCAAGCTGATCTACGAGGTTAAGTTCTGCACCGACGGAACGCCAGACTATTTTGTCTTGGCCCGCCCTATGTGGTCTGAGAAGCCTATTCCGGTTCAACTGATTGAGAAAGATCAGTTCGAGGCGGAGTATGTCCAGTATCAAGGCGGCAGCCAATACCTATTTGAGGATGCATAATGACTGAACAGACCCCTATCGCAATCAACAAAATCCAAAAGATTGCCCTGCTGATTACGTTCCATACACAGATTGTGCCGATTTCGGAAACGGACTTGACGCTGTTGATTGCATGGGTCGTTAACGGCGTGGATACCAATCTGACCAAGGAAGGCAAGCCGCGGATCGATTGGGGTCCGTATCTCCAATTTGCCGAGGCGGCTCACCGTGAAATGTATCCGCAGGAGGACACACAGGATGAAACTCCCCAACCTGACGTCGTTAACTAACTGGTTTAGCGGTGTCCAAACCTACTTCACCATTGGGCTGCTCGTTACGACGCTTGCAGCCTCGGCGGGTTGGTATGTCACTGGTCTACGTCTCGATGCCTGCAAGGCTGGCCGGACCGCAGATCGTGCTGCATATCACCAAGCCCAAGCCGAGGCCACGACGCTGGCCATAATGGCGAAAGCCGCAGAGGAGAAACGCGATGAAGAACGCCGACAAAAGGCTGACGAAGATTATCGGGCTTTGTCTGCTAAGTACCATGACGCTCTCGGCTTGTACAAAGCCGCTGTACGTAAGGCCAGCAGCCCCGATCTGCCCGGAAAAGCCGAAGCCCCCAAAGGCTCTGACGGACCCGGTGAAGGTGCCCTCGTTCCTGTCCCCGCAGGCGACCTAGACACTTGTGCAGACAATACCGCGCGACTTGAGGTCGCACGACAATGGGCCTTAGGGCTTCTCAACTAGACAATGTGGCGGTATCGAAAACTTGAACCTTCTGATATCCGTGGAATTTGTGTTGTATGTAATACAAATCCTCAAAAGAAAGTCTCAAGTCAAAATAAATATCGATCCATTTGTTCACAATGTGACAAGAAATTAAATACCCCAAATACAAAAAGACCTCGCAAGCGAATACGACCATATCGAAAAATGGTCAAAACGCATTGCGAGGTCTGTGGGTTCATTCCTGAACACATTTGTCAACTCGATGTAGATCACATCGATGGAGTACATTCCAATAATAATCCCGATAATTTACAAACTCTATGCGCGAATTGTCATAGGTTGAAAACGTATCGACAACTTTGGAATTATTGAGCCTCCGGCAGAAATGCCGGGGGTTTTCTTATGAGGATTTTCAATGAGCAGTAACAGCATCGACGAGACAGAGTTCGTACTCCCCGATCCTATCGCCATCGCCATTTCGGCGATTTTGCAAGCCTACGACCACACGTCCGCCAGCCTTGTTGTAGAGGCGAAGGGCCCGACAAGCCTGTACAAACTTCTTCTCATTAAACAAGCGCCGGACGGAACTCTTGCCATAAGCCCCGACGCCTACGTTCGCAGTAAAGATAGTGTGAGCCGCCCACTGATACGGGTAGTTCTCGATGCCGGGGGAAAGCTCTTGAACCTTGGTTCCGTACTCTTGGAGGATCGCTGATGTCCTTTTGTCGCAACTTTCTTGAGTCTCTCGAACACCGGGATGCACGTTTCTCGTGTCCCCTGAGCAGACCGTCCAGACGCCAACGATGTCTTTGTATGGAAGAGTTTTCGTCCCTTCCCAAGAGGTATAGACCGGCGTCGCGATTAGTGTCATCACAGCCAGAAGAGCTGCCAGAC